GGGTCGATGGCGGTGAATGATCGGCTGCCGAAGCTGACCTTCTTCAGATATTTGGGGTCTGAAGAGGCCAGCTTGTCCCAGATGTCGAGGTTATTAGTCATTGTTGGTTCTCCTTGTTATGCGGAGTGATCCCCGCTTGTCTCGTTTGATTGTAAGGTGGTCGCAGTAAACTTCTCGCTCGTTACTACCGACCATGTTCTTGAGATCTTTCTTTGCGTTCTCGAACACGCGGTTGTGTTCGTATCCGTTGATGTAGGTAACTGCTGCGTCGATGAACTGGTTGTCTGTGCTGGCGTCTCGCTTGACCATGTTGTCCACCTCAATCTTGTCAATGGAGATGTCTGGCGTTTGAACACCAATCGGTTCTTCGTCGCGTACAACGTAACCCCAGAAGTCTGACACCACCGCCCACATAGAATTGAAATAGCGTAGGTCGAACGAGACATGCGCTGACTCCCATTTACTGTTGCCAAAAATTACTGAGAAATAAGCACCGTCTGCTTTCGCAAGATAACAGTACAGTTGTATTTGTGGCATGTAGTATTCAATGACATCATCCATAGATTTGTATGGATTGGTGTGCTTGGCCTCGACTATGAAGCTTCCCCACTTAGCATCAATTGTACCTTTAGCTGGTACAATGCCAATCTCTTGTTTATATTCATGCTGCTGATTAGACAGAACACAATCATGCTCATGCTCAAACCATTCAAGATTGAAGTCTTCAGTCCAGCTACCGAGTTGTACTGCAATATTGCGAAACAAATCCTCTGGCTCTACGCGACCAGTTTTGATCTGCCATAGCTCAAGCCAGTCGCCATTTATAATTTTTACGCAGTCGCTGCCGCCTATGAAACCTTTACGCTCCATTGAGTTCTCCTTTTATTATATAAGTTAGACTACTGCATACTTGCAGCTTACTCAAGATATTTTTTGAGGTCAGCTTCAGTAATGTCAGTGAGCTCAAGCAGCTTTTTTTTCTGCTCGCCCTTGAAGTATGGCTCACCAACAGGCTCACCATTCTTGATACGCTTGGCTATGATCTCATACTCATCTAGTACATAAGAATACTTCTTGTATTCTTTGGCATAGTGAGGTGAGCTTGTGGCTTTATTGATGTGTGCATCCCACACACTACTAGCTACTGCATTGCCTAATGATTTAGGTTTCTTCATGGCTTGTAATACTCCGCTACTTTTTTACCGCTCGGAAGTTCAATCATAGTTTTTTCTATATGATAGCCAGAAGTTTTAAGCTCAGATATTCTAGCTGATAATCTAAAGCAGCCGAATAAATCTAATGCTTCTAGTGAAGTTAATCGCTTACCTTTCTCAAGGTGAGCTTTTATCATTTTGTTTTGATTCTCCATTTGCGTTCTCCATAAGTTTAAGGAATTGATCACCGCTCATAATGACCAGAGTTTGCGGACTTCCTGTCCGTCTTTTATAGAAGGCAATGTCTCGCCTATCTAATACTGTGAATGGGCTAGGGAAGTTGGACTTGTCCCTGTACTTTACTTCTCCCACCAGTTCTTGTCCGAAGAGTTCGAGCTTGATGTCTCCGCTATACTCTCCTCCCAAGCTGCCTGAGAGGGGCTGCCTTTTCGCTTTGATCTTCGCTTTCGTAAGCCAGTCGACGAACCACTTTTCGTGGTAAGTTCCTTTGTTCTTGTTACGGTTTGCCATTTGTCCTCCTCATAGCAATGAAGGCAGACATACCAATGCTTCTCGTAAGTAGCTGCGCCATTGTTTTTAAGTATTGCAACGAACCAAGTGGTGGTAGTTTGACACGCAATACAATCAATCGCGCTGCCTTTTTTTAACTTCGATGTCATAACCCAAAGCATCCAGCCAACACATCAGCATGAACCCAGATGGGATACGCTTCTGTGCTTCCCATTTGTGGATCAGTGATACAGTGCATCCGATTTTATGAGCTAATGCTTCTTGGCTTAAACTTAGCTCGTATCGAGCGTCTGTTAATATCTTTACCAGAAGATCGTAGTCTTTCGGTATGCTCACGGGCTTGTTGTATCGAGTGAAGTTCTTCGATAGCATTGATTACTTTCACTGCGGTATCGTATCTCAGTTCGGTGTCTCCGTTTATTGATCTATAATAAGTAGACGTTGGAACGCTTGCTCGTTTGAAAGAGGTGAGCAGAGAGATGTCTGTTTCCTCTGCTCTATCTTGTAGGTGTTTTAGATACGACTTCATACTGCACTAATGCAGCAAGTCACTCGTCGTTGTCAAGATCCTCTGGTTCTATTTCAATCTCACAGTCACCGTTGCAATTAAAACAAGTGTCTTTGTATTCTTCTTCGTAGCCTACATCGACATCGAAACCTTGCCTAATAAACCTAGTGTAAGTCAGAGTGCCATGACCATAGCACTCTGGGCATTCAATATGGGATGTGGTCATCAACATCTGGTATGTCATGGTTGTCCTCCCAAGCTTTGGTTGCACGCTGCAAAAACTTCTCACGATTAAAACGTGGATTAGTTTTCTCTAGCTCATCAGCTATTGAGTGCAGGTGAGAGGGCCAACCTACCATTGGCCCAATCGTATCTGCAATAAATTCATAGTGTTGTTTACTCATTCGCATTTTACTGTCTCCCATGAGTAGCTTAAGTCATACGACATTATTTCTTTAAGCGAACCAGTTCCGTGATAAACATAAAGCTTATTAATTCGACCTTCTTTCAAATCTACAGAAGCAGCTTTCCAAGCATCTCCTTGCGTTCTATGCTTGGTTGATAAAATCAAATCGCTATTATCTGATTGCTTGCTATACCACCAAGTGCTTTTTTTCTTATGCACTTTTCCAAAAGTCATTAGCTCATCTCCATCCATTGTTTTGATTTCATTGCGCTAGCAATCTGTAGCTCACGATTGTACTTAGCAATCTCTGGCTTACGCAGATCTTGTGTGTGCGTAGCCCAGTAAGTAAGGCAGTTGTACAGTGCCCACTTATTGGAGCCGAGGCTGCTGCGCTCGTCGTTCCAAATACTTAGCAAGTTTTCTAGTTGCTTTTCGTTGGTCTTGGTGACTGATTGCTGGCGTGTGAATGCTTTGCAGACAGTCTTCTTAAAGAAGTCTTCGATCTGTGGTTGCTCTAGCTTGGTGTGCATCCAGCTTTGCCAGACATCCTTGCGAGATTGAAAGTGCTCAAGGCCATTGATTACTTTGGCTGCTGCGCCTTCGACGTTGATCGATGCGGTGTGTTTGTATCTACTGCGCGCCACCGTGTCTGGTGTGGTGCAACCATTGAGGCACCATAGCCGTAAGCCATTGGCTTGCTGAGAGAAAGACCAAGATGCATCGTAACTATTGAAGAAGCTGACTCTGAACTTAACGTAGTCACCGACTGCTGGTTCAACAGTAAGATTATTAAATAGTATCTCACCTCTTAGCTTGCGACCGTCTTCAAGTACATCGACGCTTACTTCATAATCGTCTGATAGATCTGCCGTCTTGATCCCATCGACAACTGAGTTAACTACATCATCATGCGATACAATCTTGTAGCGTGATCCATGTACGCCCAACACCTGATCGGTGTCGGTACGTACAACAGCTTGATGACCAGCAATGATATTGCCAAGCTGGTCGTGGATTGGTTGTTGTTCGACTGGAAAGTTGAAGTCATTCATTGAGAAATGTTTCATGCTATACCTCCTCTAGTTTTGCATGTATTTCTGCGAAACATGTTATGATTTGCCTTAGTGAAATGGGCCGTCTGAAATCTTCAGTCACGTCTAAGTTTGCATCAACAAATGAAAAGAATTCATGAAGCAATTCGATGTCATCTTTTACAAACATTACCGACACAGGTAAGTCTGCATAATCAATGTAATTAAGCTTCATATTAGTTCTCCTTATACGTCTATAGTTATGGTTGCGTTGTTGATTTGCTCATGAATTAAATCAACAAGCTCATCTGTATGATCAGATATATCCCAGTCTTTTGGGCTTTGCTGATGCAGTTCTTCGCGCACTACTTCACGAATGTATTGTACGATTAGTGTGTTTAATTGAGTTGAATTAAGTTCCATATTAGTTCTCCGTTGGTTATGTCCTGCATTATTGCAG